TGCGTTAGCATTAAGATATCCAAGTGGTAAGTAAGGCTCTGCATATACACCAGCTACAGAAGCTGTGTCATTGTAGTCTTTCGGATTATCCGCAACATATCCACGCCAATTCGAAATCTTAACCCCGTCTACGTTCTTCCAGATGTTACCGAATGGATTTTCTAACCCACGCCATACAATCGAATGTTTGCCGTCGTTTAATTCGTGTGTCCCGCTTACTTTAACGTTGTCGGTCATACCTGTTTTCCATGCTCTTGAAGCAACGACGTTACCGATTGCAATGTTAACTGCTGCACCGTCAAACGTGATTGTTGTTTCTCCTGCGTTAGGTGTGTCAACTTGGATTTGTGTAACAATTCTATCTTTTGCAATAGAGTCATTACTGTTTGATGTACCGATAGATACTGTTTGACCTAATACAAAGTTAGCACCTGTGGCATTTGATACTACAATAGCGTTAACCCCTGTACCGTCTGCAATGGCTGTATGTGAAGCACTATATGCCATTGACGTTGCACCTAAGAATACACTTTGAGAATGTTTTGTAGCAAACTCAATCATGAACGGGATTTGAACTAAATCTACATATTCTGCTAAATCAGTGATTTGATACTTAGAGTTTACGCCTAACCCGTCTAATGCTCTTGCTGCGATTCTAAAGCTATTTCTCGAATAACTAACTTTAGGGATTTGGCCTGTGAGCGAACGTAATTTGTTATTACCGTCTAAATACGCTTCATAAGCACCTATGTATGTATAGTCACGTTCGCTACCGTCTGGCTTTTTAAATGGTAACGGGAGTCTATACCCTTCATCTAATTTGGTTTCACACATCCATAGATAGTGATAATCTATGCCACCTTCTTTGACCCATTCTTCTTTGATGTAATACTTCCTTACCTTAACAAAAGTGTTGGATACATCATTAGCACTCAAATCAGTTGCAATAATGTTCTCTTTTGTACGTTGGAAGATTGGGATAAAATCGAATGAGTTCTCTGCTAATGCGCCGTCGATAGCTACGTTTGCAACTAAACCCGTAGCAGCGCCTACCGTTTTGACTCCATTGAGTCTTGTGACTCTTTCGAGTTCACTTGCAGATTGTCCGACAACTTCACGAACACCATACTCGGTTATTCGTTTAATGAAATTTACGTCATCATCTACGTTTTTGATGTATATAACATCGTTTAATACATGAGTTAAATTGACTCCCATTTTTTATACCTCTGCTTTCGTCATAGTTTTTATACGTCCTTCGACGTCTTTTGTATAAGTTGTTTCATATGTTTTACCGTCCGCATATGTTTCGGTTATCTTTTGGATGTTACCGTTTTGATCGTATGCTAGGTATGTGCTAACGTTGTCACTAACTACTGATGTTAATTTGCCGTTTACAAATGACATTTGGGTTGTACCAACTTGTCTAACTTCGTTTAGCAAACTATAATCCATTTTAATACCGATAAATTCAGCTGTGGCAGTACCGCTTGAAATTGTGAATGTGTAATTGGTCGCGTCCTTCGTAATAGTTGAAGTGACTGTTGGTGTTGTATTAATAATCTCGGTAATTGCTTCGCCTGCGGATATTTCACTTGGAGCAAACATCTTACTTGTGATTTGCCCGTCTGTCTTAACTTGAACTAAAATAAAGTCATAATCATTTAAAACTGAAACTGCGATTGTCTGCCCACTATTCAACGTGCCAAGCGATGTGTCTTTCCAACCGTATATCGCTTTTAATTGATTCATGATAGCGTCTACTTCGGATTTAGTGTAGATGTTTGATAAAATAGCGTCTAGCTGTGCTTTAGAGTACAAGTCCGAAATCTTTGTGATTAGTAAATCATCAATTAAACTCTTCCCTGTTTCTTTATCTACTTTAGTAGCGAGAACTAAATCTAAATCTGTTCTTGTGTATAGATCATCTAGCTTCGTAAAGAATTCTTTAGTCATTAGGCCGTCTGATGTAGCGCTTGCTAATCCAATGATGAACTGACCGTAGTTATTCCATTCAGAACCGTTGAAGTACCATTCATTCTTATCGATGTCGACTAAAACGTCCCCAATCACAGGGTTTCTACTTAATAGTTCAACTATCATTGCGTTAAGCTGCGCGTCTGTAGGTTCACTCACGTTGATAGTCCCACGATATACATATGCGCCCACAAGCGCAGCAATCATATTTCTAATATCTTCATGTGCTGAACCGCTATTATTGTGATTAGACACTGCAGCAGCTATTGCAGCAGCTTGAAGTGTTGATACAGGTTTGTTGACGTCTGATGTGTTATCTGCATTACCTAAACCAACTTGAGCCTTTGTGACTTGGTGTGGATTGTCAATTCTTGCAACGTGTGCGTCGTGTGCGTCTTGTAGTGTTTTAAGCCATTGTGAGTTGACCCATGAGCCATCGGCCATTCTAACCAAGATATCATTTGCAGCACCATTTGTTACATTGACTTTGGATAGTTGATCGATCGTTGGATAATATCTAGGGCTTACAAATATTGAACCGTCTGATCCATGAACACGTCCAACAATACCAATTCTGACGATGTAATTATTTCCAGAAGGTCTAACATTTGTTAAGTTCCCATATCCGAGCCATACATTTTGTCCTGTCTGCCATGTAGCATAGTCTGTCTTAATTCCATTGACTAATCCGTACAAACAACCGAACCCGTCAGCGCCTGGACCGATATTTTCGGTCGTTAGTCCAATCGTTTTCTCTGCTATTTCTTCTTCTGTGTTATCTCCAGCACCAATAAGCATATGATTGCTTCCACTGATACCACTTATTACATAAAATGGAGAGCCGTTATTCATTGCAAACCCTAAATCATTTCTGACTTTAATAAGTGTTTCTTGGCCATGTTGGATAACAACCGTTGCGCTTAAACGAGTTTCTAAGCATTTAAGCTCGTCATTCCACCTTGTTTCGCCTATTCCTAGCGTTTCCGCTGGGTCGTTGGTATCTAAGGCTATCTTTTTTAAAACAAAGTCCCCTGTGGCAATATTTTGGATGTCTGATTCAACGACGTTCATCCTTTGTCCAAGCAATGCTACGTCTGCACCAATCGAAGCAAGATAGTTGATTTCCTCTAGCGTGAGTTCGTATTCAACAGACAACGTAGGATCTACAGGAATATCAATTGTAGATGTTGTTAAAACCATAACCATACGGTCTTTAATCCACTTTGTACCGTTCCAATAGATAATTTGTCCTTTACCGAATATAAATCCTTGTACGTTGAAATTATAATCTTCACAAACGTAATAGTCTCCGGTTGTCATGCCTGTTGTTGGCAGCGGCGTTTCCGAACCAAATAGGCCTTTGTATGTGACCGCTCTAGCTGATGGTACAATTTCTTCAAATGTGAAGCTTGCGCCAATACGACCTTGATGATGTTTTGAAATATAAGACAATGCTTTTTCAAATATTTCCACTTCAAACACGTTCCAGTTATATACGGTCTGGTATAAAACGTCTGTTTCTGGTATTACATCACGGCCTTTATATGCTGTTGGAATCACGTATTGAGATAGGTTTTGAATCTTGCTATCATATACGATAAAATTAACCCCTACAGCGTCGTCTAATGGCAAGGGTGTGATTATCTGTACCATGCCGACATAATTCGATAACGCTCTGACTGATCCGGAATAGTCGAGATAATTCCCAGATGAGTCGATAATAAATTGTAGTGCGTTTTTTTTCATGTTTTATCTCCTATCTTGATATATTTAATATCTGTTGCTTTGACATACCATAGGTTACCTTCTAGTATGTATACTTGTATTTCTTCATCTGCAGCTTTAGCGAATAGGTTATTTACATCATCATAGATGTAATAGACGTGCACCATATCCCCTTTATAATCGTAGCGGTCTATGATTGGACCGTCTTCTTTGACGTAGGCGATCCAATCTGTACCGTTATTGTGAAAATATAACTTGACATACCCTTCTGGTTGTTTATATCCGCATGCACTTATTATTAATAATAATATCATGAAAACGGTTAAAAGTGTTAATTTTTTCATGTTTCTACCTTCTTATCTTGTAGTATATGGATTTAGAAGTTCCTGTCATGAAAACAACCATAATAAGTTCTAGCGTGTTTTCTTCATACCATACAACGCCTTGACCGGTTTGTGTCGTTGTAATATCGATTCTATTACCTACGATATTTACACCCACTGTGTCAGCGATTATCTTGTTTAGATCAACGATTGTCGAGTTCTTCCCAGGTCGATAATTTAACACGGCTGATTTGATGTTATACGTCGCAGTTTCCGGAAGCGCTAATGGATTAAATCTAGCAAACCCAGAATATATAACCACGCTATTTGATTCCGTTAGGAACGTCATTTCTTGTGCTAAAGCGGTTATTTCTCTAGCGTCTTTATTCAGTTCATACGCTAAGCTAGAAATCATTGTGTTGCCTAATCCGAAAGATGATAGCGGATAACTGTTCATTCGGCTAACTGATGTTGTATTTCCTTTGACATAGAGGTCGACTTTGATTTGGCTAGCTCTACCGTAAACATCTGCATACTGAACATCTTCTTGCCATTTTTGAGTTACCCCGCCAACTACAGTTGTATACTTTCTAATTCCGGCGGAGAAATTGTCTTTCATTCGTACGTTAATTGATAACGTCTTGCCCATTGCAATAACGTCTACGTTTGCGTCTACGCGCTTAATGCTTCCGTCTGAATGTTCATATTCGATTCTTGCATACGTTGGACTTCCCGGTGTCTTTAGGTTCTTTAAAACATTTAAGAATAGACTAACATTTTGATATGACGTCTCATCAGAATATTGATTCCAATCAGTGAATATCATCATTTCTCTATACTTGTCAATTCTTAACACCATTTCATCAAGCGGTATTTCGTACTGTCTTAATCTGCTTGATATGTCGACATAACTTGATATAATTGCGTAATCTTGAACATAGTTTAAACTGTAAAGCACATGATCACTTCTAGGTTGGATATTTCGAACAACGAGTATTTGACCTTTTGTATTAGGTTGTCCAATTTTCGGTATCTCTCCGATTGTTGCTGTTATGCCTGTTTTAGATACGTTTGTACCACCCATGCGATTGACAATGTTTTGCGCATAGTTTCCAAGCGCCTTAGCCTCGTTAACACGTGCTGTTTCATTGTAGAACTTAACTGCTTCTGTTTGGAATCCTGTTTGATCTTCTTTATATATCGTCATTCTTGACTGTGAATACTGTTTGTATTCAATATAGATCAACACGTTTTCATCAGCTGTAGTAGTACCTGGATCAGTTGATGTTACATTCTCTTGTGTTTGTAGAGTTGCTACAGCGTATACCGCTTCATATAAAGCTCTGATCACTTGTGGTTGGCCAATGAGTTGTGGTTCAAACGTACCCGTAAACGACATATTGAATATCTTGTTTTGACCTTTAATATAATACAGTGTGTTATTTTTGTTGAACGATGACCGTCCAATGAACGTATAGGCTGATTCATTCGTTAGCGTATCCCAATATGTCTTTTCTAACACGCGTTCAGTGATATCCCATACAGTGCTTGCGTTGAATGTGTGATTAGCTGTAGTCACAGGAATACCTTTAACAAGTATCTTTCTAGGCTTATCAATATTTAATGACGTGTGATAACCTAGATTTTGTGTTGTGATTTGTGACAATCCGTCTTCAATTGCTCTAAGTGTTGCCCAGCCATTATAATAAGGTTCTACCTTGATTGCGTTTTCGTCTCCTATGATGTTTTCAGCGTTTATTTCAATCGCGTTTACATAATCTTCAAAGTAGGCTATCGCAGCATGGCTTTTCTCATTTGGCGCGTCATATGGGACTTGTGATTCTAGATCATCAAAGAACTTGAATTCGACTGTTGGTTTGGCACTAATCGATTCAACAACTTTCGCATACATTTGAACAATCTCCGATAGTTTCCAATATGCGTTTCCTAGTCCGTCGTCTGATCTAACCATTCCACCAGATAAATAAAACATCTCTAAATCCGCATAATATTGCGGGTATTGATTTTTTAACGCTTCCATGACATCTAAGCCATTTGGAAGTTCCGGAACGGTTACTGTCAATCTATTACCGGCTAATATCTCTATTGATTGATAGTAGCTTCTTTGAACATCTGATGTGCGATACAAGAAATTCGTATCATACACAAGTGCTGGTTTCCAATATAGATTCCCGAACCCGTCGTCTGTTCTAATAATCAGACCATACTCCCAATTTTGGCGCAAGTTATTAAATATCGTTGGTTCTTGACTTTGTAATGCGGCCCATACATCATCGGAGTTATGTCCGCCTTCTCCAACTGTTACAGTCACTCTTACTTCGATATAGTAACTTTCTGTTTCGAAGTATCTGAAACTAACATTCGATTCATAATATCTTAAGTTACCATTTTCGGCATTCTGTAATTTAAAGTATAAATTGCCTAAACCGTCATCCGTTCTTATAACCAATCCAGCAGCTGCATTTTGGGATAAATCTTCAAACGTTTGAATTTGTTGCGATTGTAACGAGTCCCAAACATCTGGAATCGACGGCATTTCTGGAACATTTACAGTAATACGTGGAGCACTTGAAATATTTTCAGATAGATAGTAACTTGTTGTGACTGAACCTAGCGAGTACGCTTTTAATTCATCCCCTGTAACCGGAGATAACTTGAAGTATAAATTCCCGAAACCGTCATCGGTTCTAATAATTGTGTTAAAGCCCCATGCTTGACCTAAGTCATTGAAGTATTGTTCTGCTTGGTTTTGCATTGCGTACCAAACATCCGAAACATTAGGAAACTCTGGTGTTGTCAAATTAAGCTTTGATGATGACGCTTGATATTCTGAATAGTCAGAAGGTATCAAATTATATCCTGTAACGATTGCTTTTTTACCTATTGCTGAACTAAAAGGAATCATGTCTAATGTTGCTTGAATGTAACCTTGATCGGCAACAAATGGTTCGTTTTGATATTTGTATCCTAGATAGTTCCAATTAGGCACTCTCACTCTGGCTTTCAAATTGAATGTTGAAGGCGGTTGTGGTAGGTCACTATATTTGTGAACATCATATGTGTATGGAGAAGCGAGTGTACTTTTTGATACCCACGTCATTTGAAATGTTGATATCCATTCTGAATAGTTTGATTCGATCAAATCGTATCCTGTGACAATTGCTTTTTTACCATTTTGCTGCGTCGCTGGTAAATCAGCATATTTTGCAAATATAAATCCATAATCTGCCGTGTGATAGTTTTTAACTTCCCATGCTAATGTTGTGAGTCTAGCTCTCCAACCAACGCTTGTAGGTTCTGGAAGTTGGTTGACGTTTGTTATTTCATATTGATAAGGTGCTGCTAGGCTTGTTCTTTCAGCCCAACGAATACGATACGCAGCTTGCCATTCTGAATAATCAGAAGCAATTAAATCAAATCCTGTGATGATCGCTTTTTTACCGCTGACATCAGCTAGTGGCAAATCTTGAACACGTGGTTTGATATATCCGAAGTCTGCGATGTGATTTGAAGCATTGATCCATGCCCGAACGGTTACACGCCCTTTTAATCCACTTGTTAACGGCGTTGGCAATGCTTGTAGGCTTGTTACATCATAATCGAATGGTTCGTTTAATGATGTTTGAGATTGCCATTGATAAGTTTTACCTTCGTTCCATTCTCCTACGCTACCTTCTACAAATTCGTATGATTCAGCAATAAACCGCTTTGCTACTGTGCCTAGTGGGTAATTTTGATAGAACCAATCCAAATAGTCCATAAATCGCTCTGGGCTTGCTATTACTTCTACCCTAGTTAATGCGTCTGCGTAATCTTTGGCGGCAGCCTGTGTCCATTCGTTTACATTTGTCCTTTGGTTCATGGTTACTAACGCGCCGACATATCCAGCTATCTCGTTTAAAGCGTCCCACATGTAGTACCCTTTCCACATATAATCCGGAGACTTAATTTGTCTTAATCTAGCACGTGTATTTTGACCTTGTACAAATTCTGGAGTTTTACCAATTTTTCCAACCGATAAGACTTTATCGATGACTTGGTCTAAGTATATTTCAACTTGTTGCGTTTCATCTTTTGTATTAATGCTTAAGTTAGCAGTCTTTAACCATACAACGTCTCCGTCAGTATATGGGCCACCACTACCGCCAACAGGCCCGTCATATGTTATTGTTCCGAGTGTTTTAACTTTAATTTGAACAAGTTGATTCGCTGCTTCTGCTCTAATTGTATACGTGCGATTGACGTTGGATATGCTAGGTATAATATCTTGTGCTGTAGAAAATATCCACCAACCAGAATATCTAAGTGTTGCAGGATCTAAATGTATAACTTCTGTCTGTTTTAAAATGCCACCTACATAAATAGATATTTGAACATCAGCTTCTGGACTTGACACTCTTCCTAAAGCCGTTCTATTTTGTATATTCCATATGCTTAGCGCCATGTTTACTTGATAATTCCTGTCAGGTTCGACCATAATCATGCCGTTAATTACATCTGTATCTGTAGATTGCGTCGTTACTGTTAATGGTACTGTAACATCTGTATCAGTTACCCTTAGAGCTGTTGTAAAGAATTCAGGGTCTCTGTACTGATCGTTAATATATAAGTCATCATACCAATTGCCTGGTAATATTGCGACGATGTTTTCTTGGTCCGCTCTTTTCATTTCAGACGCCGAACGCACAAAAAGACCGAGCGTACCCAGACCTTGCGTAACAGCCATATCTGGTATTGGTCTACGTTGCAATAACGCTGTTAAACTAATAAGCCTAACCGTGTGCGTATATAATTCATCGTTTGCGATTGTGTCGTATCCTGTTTTATCTACCTTAGGTTCTTCAACTAAGAATTCAAACGTATCGTTATCTATTTCAATTCTAACTCTGGATAGTCTAATGATTGGTCTTGATAGATCGATCGTAACACCTAGTGCATTTTTAGTCATTGGAATCGTGGTAAAAGACCCACTATCTAAAGTTGAGTCTCTTGTTTGTGATATGTTTATTGTGTCGAGATTGACATACGGTGTTAGTTCATATCTTGCACCATTCATCCATAATGTTATATTCATCTACGTACCCCGCTTATATCCCTAATTAGACGTTGTTGTTCAATTGCTGATCTGTATTTGTCTTTTTCTACTTGGTCAACATATCGCTTCGTTTCCATAGCAACATTGAATGCTCTGATTGCGTATTGCGTTGCAACAGCTGTAGCAGCTACCGCGAATCCCGCAGGCCCGCCAAATGCAGCACCAAATGCTAATGTCGCGCCAACTCCGCCAATCTCTTGACCAATTGCAACGTTATTTTTTAATTGTTGTGAGCTATGAAAATCCCCGCGTAATTCGGCGTTAGTCGTGATTGACGTTGTAATCAAGGTTGTTGCTAGGGTAGCTACTGCAAGTCCTACAGAAGCGCCTTTTTGAATGCTTGATGATAGATTCTTACTCGTCGACTTCTCTGGCTTTTGATTTAACACGGGATTAGACCCTTGCTCTTCTTGAAGTTTATCTTCGGCTATCATTTCGCTTAATGCTTTGTTTTCCGATTGAGATAGTTTTTTATCGGTTATGACTAATTCAGCAATGTATCTTACATCTGCCATTATGCAGCACCAGCAAAAATACACTCAAGCGTTAAGGCTGCATTTTCCGTGTATCTATAGTGTCCCTTCTGCATAAAGACGTTATACGTTCTTTCAACACCACCGATAGAGTGTCTGATGACGTATTGCTTCTTCATAAGCTGATCGTTAGCGATGTCTTCTGCAAGTTCATTTGCTTTAGTGCTTCCGTCCAAAATTACAGTCATAGATATTGATCGTCCGATTCGAACAGGCGTTGCATTGACAGAAAGTCTTCCTGCACCAACTTCTGGAATAATCTCTATGCCTTTTTCCATATCAACACTAAAAGCACCGACTAATACCGTTTGATCGTCGATGTAAATAGGTATTCTTGGCAATGCTTTTTGGAATGTCACAATAAATCCAACAATTTGATTGTCGTTATTGTAGCTTAGCGTTCCACTTCTTAGCACACCTGTAATTGATTTAACGACAGTGCCAACTGTAAATTGGATCGTGTGTGTTTTATTGTATGAATTATTAAGTATACTCGCTAGTAATTCTGCATTCTTAGCGTTTCCTGACTGAATAGGGAAGTTAACTACGACTTGTTCTGAAACGAGCTTATCGTTTGAATGTGTGCCAAATGTTATATTAGGCAACAAACTCTTATCGTTGCGATATGCTATTGAATAGTAATCCATAGTGACGTTATCAACTTTGACATTAGAATCTCTGCCGACGACTCCACCTAACACATATGACCAATTTAAAACAAGTTGAAGGATGAAACTATCTTCTTTCTTGCCTTCGTTATGATCTAAGCGTTCTATAAATCTCGGTTTCTGAACTGTCTTTGTAATCGTCCAACCGTCTTGAGTAAATACTCTCTCGTCGTTTTCGACTCTTACGTAGTAGTTCAATATTTTTTGAATATCATCACGTTGTCTAATCACACCATAGAAAGTGATAACGTAATCTTCTGCCAACATACCCGCAAATGCGTACTCTGGCATTCTAGGCGCAGTTAGCTGCAATACAGCCGGTACATACTTCAAACCTTCATAAAGTGTCTTATTCGTGTATTTTTGAAAGTCATCCGTGATTCTAAAACGGATTTGCTCTGTGATTAATTCATTAGAAAAAAGCAAGTCGCTGTAGTCATTCAATTTATCTTCTATGAGTTTTGCTATAGTCTGATTAGATAGATATTCCATTTATTTTACCCCTTTGCAAATTGTACGCCTAATCTTGATTCGATATATTTAAGTACATATTCGAATGCTTTTCTAAACCACGCTTCGTTAGGATTTCTTCTTCCACGCCATTTCGGACTTAGCCATACTTCTTCTGTATAGACTGCATAATAGATGTCTAAGACTATTCTAAAGCCGTATCCTTCTGTTGCCGGTTCAACTTTGATTGCCCTTTTTAAAACACCTGTTCTATGTGGCGCATTGGCTGTGAAAACAACCACAGCTTGAAGTTTTAATATCTCTATTTCGCGTAGTAATTCTTCTTGCGTCATGATAGATAAATCCTACTGATCTTGTATCGATTTGATAGATTAGGATAAACTCTAACAGCGTCTTTGTACTTGTCTTCGGTGTAACTTTCGACTTCTTGAACTTCGAACTCTGCACCTTCTTGAGTGATGATTTTGTCGCCTTCCTTGAAGCGAATCTTTGCTCTTGTTTCGATGATTTCGGTATACTTCTTAATTTCGATATTTTCAGTTTCTGTATATCCGCGTTTCTTTGTAATGTTACGATATTTAAAAGGTACTAGACCGACAAAATGTTCGTCGTCTTCTTCTCTGTTTATTTCGTCAACATCCCCTGGCACGACAGCTTCTTGCCATTGGCCGCGTTTCGGGAACTCTTTATTTCCTGGATACATGATTAATACCCCTTTCGATAGATTTGTTCTACTTCAAATCGCATTCTATCTGTGAATTTTTGTATACCTATTTTAGTGGATTTAATAGCATTTTGTGCAGACTGTGGAAGTCTATCCAATGGATTGCTTGTATGCCCTAATTCTGTTATCGCTTCATCTCCGTTGATGAGCGTGCTTGCGACATAGGTACAAACATAGTTTACAAAGTCCATGCGATAGTCTTGATTTGTTGCGATCAGATATTCAACAACTTTTCTATCTTGCATGAGTTTGCTAGCTTGTAGAATGTTCATGCAGTCCTTAGCGTGCTTAAACATGATTGCTGCAGCTTTCTGTGCGTCAACCCCTAATTCAAGCATAATGTCTTCTCCTGTAGTCTTTTTAAAGTACCCTACGGTTGGTACAGGTAAATGATTATCAAAGTCGTATACGCTGATATTTTTGTCTAAGTCTTTTGGATTCATGTTATGCTCCTTTAGTAAAGAAGGGTAAGGGTTTAAGCCCCTACCCTATGTCTTTGATTAGGTTGTCAGTAAACCCTTCGTTACTGACTTGTTCTTTGGTTGTGATAATCTCCAACATTTCGATAGCGTCTTCTTTCGTCTCGGCGATGAGTCCTTTTGCTTTGACTATATCTTTCAATTGGTCTTCTGTGTAGTTAACAAATGGGCTAACATCATCAACTACTTTCCATCCGTTCGCAAGATATTTAGGAAGGTTCTTATCTAGTATGTTGGTTACTGCACTACCTTTTTGAACTTTCATCGGCTATTAAATACCAGAAACTACGGATAATTTCTTAAGGACTCTGTCAGCGTTTGAAACTTTGAATGCGTGTGTTGAATGATATTGTGCATATGATCCAACAAAGTCGATTGCTGGCATTAAACGCAAGCCGATAAGTCTTGATAATACAGAGTATGCGTCATGGTCATACATAACGAAGTCGATTGATTCATCAACACCTGCTCCGCCTGTGTCTTCAAGGTCTCCCAAGAATTCATTTTCGAAAACGTTCATGTTGTAAATACGTCCAAGAACACCTGTTCTTAAGACATCTTCATTCGCATTTGGAATGTATTCTTTACCGCTTAATTCAAGCAATAACGCATATGAATCAGTTGAGCAAATTAGAACGTCTGGGCGTGCTTTATTTTCTCTTAATTCTTTACGTGCGTCAATGATTGCTTTCTTAATGGTATAAGTTGACCCGTCGATAACAGTTGTAACAGACCCAGCAGTAGCTTGTTCAGCTAACTTTTGAATCGCTGTTTTTTGGAATTCTTCGCCTGCCGATTCAACGACCATATCCATTTTTTGCGCGCCCTTACCAGACACTCTAGCTTGTTCTACTAATTCATAAATCTTTTCTGATCTGCGAATGTGAACATCGAAATTGATAGGGATTAAACTATCAGCTGTTGAAGTATGCGTAAAGTCTAATGACTGTGATGTATTCGCACTTGCTGGATTACCTAATTTACGTACCGCAATTTGACCAGCTTCTGTTACTTCATATTTTGAAGTGAACGTAATACCGTCTTGGAAAATCTTTGCTGCCCATAGGTTGGGCTCTAAAAGTGGCGTAAACGCCGTGTCAACGGTTTCACTACCGTATTTGACTAAATCTACATCAATAAATGACATGTGTTATTTCTCCTTTTTATTTGTGTGTTTTTCGCTTTAGGATTTCTTCCATAGCTTGTTCATGACCTGTCTTAACCATGTTCGAAGTGTCAATGTGCATGCCGACTCTTTTTGTCTGTGTAATACCAAAGTCTTTAACAACACCTTTGATGATGTCGTTTACATCTACTTCTGCATTCTCTTGCTTTTTAAGCATGACAAGTTTCTTAAGTGTGTCATTTGGTTCGACGTTGTTCTTAAGAAGTGCATTTTCGATTGACACATCTTCTAGTTTTGTTGAAGCTTCTTTTACCTTTAACTCATACTCTTCGACGTTTGGTGTGTTCTTCTTAGCTTCTTCTAGCGCTGCAGTTGCTACTGCTAGTTTAGCTTCGTAATCACTTTTAACAGTTTCTACTTCTTTTTTATCAACCTTTGATGTAAGAAATGTTTCTACTTCTTTATCATCAAATAAATTGACCTTTAACTTTTCGCTCAATGAACGCTTGACTTCTGTCTGTGCTTTTTTAACATGTTCAGCACTCAATTCAGCTGCCTTGTCATTGATCAGTTTTTGTACCTCTTCTTGACCTAAGAGTTCTTGTAACTTTTCATCCATTTTTAAATCTCCTTCCGATTTATAGTCTGTCGACTGATAACGATAACGCTCGTTTCGGCTTCTTTATCTCAAAACATTTATCATGTTTGAAATCATGTTAACTTGTTCTAACAATACCAGAGACGCTATACCTTCGTAAAACATATTATCAAATAGCACTTCATCTGGTACGTCTTCATCTGTTGGGAGTGATATCTTGCCGAGATATTGATATGGAACTTTATGTTGACCCCTAACTCTGCCCCTTAAATGATCCCATACCCAACGTCCTTTTGAATTAGATCTAAGTATTTCATCGTATTTGTCAGCAAGACCCATGTAACGATACACGCTTCCATTTACGAATCTAATCACTAGGTCATTCTGATATTCAGCGAATCTACAAACTGCACTTACGTTTGATGACATAACCCATTGACAACCTACATCAGCTAAGAATAACTTTTCTTTTGGATTAGGATAGAATCTCCGGTAATCCCTGTTTAAGTCTTCTAAAAGGATCATGTTTCAATAGGTGGTGTAGGCGGTTGTGCATTGAGTCCTACACTCGTTCTTTCTTGTGGTGTAAGTGCTTTGTTATTCTCAACTTTGATATTGAGCGCTATAGCTTCGATTTCTTCATCTGATTTGTCATCGCCGTAGTATTCTTTAAGTGCTGTTCTAATGTCCATAACTTGACCGCTAATAGCTGCTGCAATCGTTGCAATAACATTCTCTGGGCTCGGATTGACATATTCTCCGAAGTCTATTGTAATGTCGTATTCGCCTATTTCTTTGCCATGCATGGAGTCGTGTACTTGTAATAAGACATTGAAGTAGTGTTCGAAACCTTCTCTCCAACCGTTGAGCTTTAATTCACGAGTACGGATAGATGTCTTTTCACGTTCTACTTGACTTTCAGCACTTGATACAATGCTTTCTAAGCCTGTGATTCCAACAGTAATGGGATGTAGTTTTGCTTTGTTGATCGCGTTTGCAATGTACTGCTTTGACACTTCAAGGTACTTTTCAGCATTGATGTTACCTTGCACGTATTGTATAAGGTTCTTTGCGTCATTTAGATCGCCACGAATGATTTCATAATCCTTTAAAGCTCTTTCGTATTCGCCTACCGGAGCTCCGTTTTCATTGTGTGGGATTAGGTCTTCTGCAATTAAAACTCTTACACGTGCTTTTCTGATTTCAGTCGCAAGGCTCGATAGAATCTCTGTGAGTGTATCTTCTAGCTTGTCTAACCCTTGTGTGTCAGCTTCTCCATAACTTGAAGTTAAGAACCAGCTGTTATAGCCTGTGTTTGTTTTGAGCAATACAGGAATGATTTTCAATGAGTTAAAGTCTGTTACAATATCGTCTGTTTCAGACATTCCGAACGCTTCAAGTATTTTAGACTCTTCATACCACTTTAATTGAGTTGGTTTATCGGTAACGTCCCATAATTGATAGGTAATAACGACGCTGCCGTCCTTTTCCCATATCTCGTGAACTTCATACTGTCTATCGTTTACGGTCTTTCTTTGCTTGAATATATAACCTACAACGAAATCACGCTTCTTGATCACTTCGATGTATTCTGGTTCTACTATTTCGATGATCGGATAGTCGGTGCTGATTTCGGTATCAATTGCTGTCTTGTATGCAAAATGACCTAATCCGCTTTGAAGGGATTCTCCAATCATCCATTTGTTTGATTTAAAGTTATTAAAATCTAGGATACTTTCCAATATAGACGTTTTGTCTTTGTCTTCTGTATTAGCACCTTTTTTGGACACACTAACTTTGAATCCGTTGGAACAAACCAATCTTACGTAAGCGTCATTGATCATCTTGATTATGCCATAAAATACTAAAGCTTCATCAGACTTGCTTCGATATAAATAAGACTGCCTAATCTGGTTTCTTTCCCAGAAGTCATCAATCAAGGTAGGAGCGTCAACTTTATAGAACTTTTGTACTACTGCAGCATTACCTGTTAAGAATACACGATTCCTGTAAAGGTTAAACTGATATCTTTCATTAGATTGTAAGTCGTGCAGTAATGACACGTTCTTTAGATTAAATCCATAACCCATGTTATCTTCTCCTTAGTAATCTTGTCATGTTTGGCGTAAGTGAGTAGTCTAAGCCGTCGTTATAATCGTTATGCAGCATATTCTCGTCGATTGTTTCGCCCATATGACCCTTGACCTTAGCAAGTTGTCTTCTTGCTTCTAATGCCCCTGGTCTATTTGTAAATAATAATCTGTCGTTGTAAATTAATTGTTCTTTAAGTGCCACTCTTGATTTAGCTGTGACTGTCTTTGTGTTCTTGATTGAACTTTGAACAGTTACTCCAAGTTTTGATATTGGGCTTTCTTTGCCTCTGGCTGTCTCAATTAGAGCACGTTCTGCGCTATCAATCCAGATTGAGCGGAATCTGTGCCCGAACATCATAACCCAATCCCTAAGGAACATATAAAGCTCGTCAAGCGTTTTAGCGTGTGATACTTCCTTGCTTTCATAAGCGTCAAGTACAACAGCCCTTTGGTACTCTTTACTGAACGCAGTCAGAATGAATATCGTCTTAGCGTTTTCTTGTGTTGCTTTAGACCCACCAGAACCAACGTCAACACCACATTGCAGTTCAATAATTGAGCTGAAATTTAAACGCTTCTCATCGACGATGTGACTCTTCTTCATTAAGTGTCCATATAATACGCCGTCAGTTGCTCCACGTATACCAAGAACAAATGCATTGTAGTAAAATGACCCTTTAGGATGTGTAGCATGCATTCGCTTGATCCACTCAGCAGTTTTCCCTGGTCTATCTTCTAAACCAAAGAACCAATACGCCCAACTATTTTTAGGTTCTACCTCATTCATTTGTTCCATTGTTGTTAACGGAACATCTTCTTTGTACTTATCATGTGGCCGACATGCGTTTAAATAATTGTATAGTTCTAAATCTGGATCATCTCCATTGGATGTCGCAATAAGTTTCATACCTACTGAACCAACACGAGTGATTGCTTGTTTAATAAAATTTGGATGTGCTTTGTTAGCTTCGTCTAACAACATCAGATATGGGCTACCACCAAGTATCTTATCTTCACTGGCTATTGTCTTATAACCAACCATATAGACGTTCTTAGTTTCTACAAAGTCTCCATATGCTACATCTATTTCTATGCGCTCTCCACCTTTTTGACTTCCGCCAATATGTCTTACAGCGCCTTTAAATAATTTGGTAATGCTTGTTTCTTTGTCCACGAAGTTACGATATAACGTTCCGCTTGACTCTCCACATAAGAAGAATAGTGTTTGGCCTTTTGGACTTAGGTACGCTTCACGCACTAGCTTAATACCCGCTAGCGTTGTCTTACTTGTTTGTGAAGGTCCTTCTAGGAATATGACCTGTGATTCATCATTAAGACAATCAACCCACTTTTCTGTAAATATTAAGTCTTTGAATGTGTTGATCATTTACCTTGTCCTATTTTGGCTAAGGCCTCAAATCCGCCTGTGATAGCTTTGATTGTGTCCATGTCTTTATCTTCTAGTTTTTCTCTCCACTTGTCGCCCATTCTGTTTTTCATCCAGAAGATAAGCATTGCGACGTTCGGCGCATAGTACACCGTTCTTGTTTTGATTTCTACTAGTTTTTTCTTCCCATTGACAACATCATACTTTTTATCGACTAGTTCTTGCGAGTAACCAAGCGCTATTTTAAGAGCTGTGTTTTCCACTTCATAGTCGATGATTTCTTTATTCTTCTTTATAGCCTCTTTAATCTCTTTATGTTTAGACTGCCATGTGTATAGGGTCGATTCTCCTATACCCATGCTTTGTGCGAGCTGCGTATTGTTTAGCCCGTCACGTGCCCACCCAGAGATGAGTGTAAGTCCTTCAGCGGACAACCAGAAGTCTTTGCTTCGTGTTCTTGATGTAGCCACTATCTACACCCCCTTATTTACGTGGTATATGTTATATTTGTGTTATTAAAATGTTAAGTGCTTAATTGTTTGATCTAGAAACGCTATTGCGGTATCTAATTGCTTGTGTACGTTGTCTTCGTTAAGTACAAAGTCTAGCTTCTTTAAGATGTGATATCTTTCTAGTTCTAATTCTATGCGATCAGAAGGAAGTTTCTTTTCAATGAGCAGTTGTTTGTATCGTTCGATTTCTCCCTTTGTGACTACTAGAGCCGCTAGCTTCTCATTGACTGTTTGATACAACTTCTCTTTTGTTTCTTCAAATTCTTTTTTAACTGATTCTATTTTCATTTCGTGTCCTTTCTGCGCATATAAGTGGCGCATTCACTTGTACCGACTCAATAGTCGTCATGTGTTTATGTTTAATTTAACTATATCACTTTATTTTTTATTTTTCAACATAATAAAAAACAGACACGTAAAATGTCTGTTTTCTTGACAAATCTAAGAAAGGACACAAGACGTGGGATGTCATCTTGTACTTTCATTGTATCATGGTGTTTCAATCTCTGTCAACAGTGATTTGGTACTACAGTTTTGAATATTTTTTCTAGTACCCCAACAACTATACTGTTCCCCCCAAGTTTATAGGCTTGATTGTCTGTTACTACTGACAATATTAAATCTATCTCTCTCTCTCCTACACCCATTAATCTAAATACTTCTCTCGGCGTAAGTTTGCGTATCCTTGACAATTGAAAGCCGTCGCTCATAACTATGTACGCTTTTTCATCTATTTCAACAACTTCAAACGGTTTTACATTCCCTTCCCATTGTTTATCGGATTTTTCTACCACACCTAAATCATGCATTTGTGTCTTAATGGTTTGAATCATACCTTTTTGAACAACACCTCGTTTTTGATGTGGTCGATCAATATATATGCCATCTCCGTCTCTAGCTTCTGCATACCCTTTCAGTGACTTTTCAGGAACAAGTATAAAGTTATCTACGGGTCTTTCTTCACTTCTAGTTGTTATTGCGTTCGCTATATCCGTTTGTTTTGTTATGTTTTGTAAGAATCTCTCTCTTCTTGGATATTTTCCAGTACCTTTGGACAAAAACGCATTCAATATAGTTTTTTTAAGATAATATTTCTCGTCTACATTTTCTTCTAAATATTGTTTCATGGTTTTATTTAATATAGTTTTTTGTGGGAACTCATAGTAATGTTCTCCCAAAATGCTAACGATAAATACTCTATCTCTGTTTTGTGGCATTCCGTAATCCTTAGCGTTTAGTATTTCGGCATAATTTGTATAACCCATTTTTTCTAACCTAAATTGGATTTCTCTCCAATCCACCCTAAATGTTTCGCTAAATAATGCTCTTACGTTTTCCATTAGTAACATTTTAGGTCTCTCTTCATATGGAGTTTCTTCTACGTTTTCTAAAAATATATATCCGTAATTAGACTTAGAACCGTCTACCATACCTTTTTGTTTACCAGCTAATGAAATATCTTGACATGGAAAACTCCATGTACATATATCTATATCTTTAGGTAATCTCGAAAACGTCCCAATAGCTCCGTAATTTTTGTTTTGAATGATGATTTTTCTTATGTAGTTCAGCTCCTTTAATGTTTTTCTTTCATACTTGTTGTATGACATAGGAACTTTATCATCCCCACTAAGACCGTATCTAAGTAGTTCTTCTATAAGATGTTCTTTGTCTTCTATATAATCAACTTCTTTTTTTTCTGCGTGAACTATATTATAAGCTATATTTGCAGTTATCCACCAATCACTCATCCCTATGACTTCTATTTTACAACCTAAATTTTTTAACGCCATTTGTTGTGAACCATATCCGGAAAATGCTTCAAATAATTTTATTGTTTTATTTTTAAATTGCCACTTATCCATTAGCATTTCATATATATTCATTGTTTCATACCTGTGGGTTACACCCCCACACCCCCTTTAAGGGTATCGGCAGAAAGCCGAGCACCAACAGCGAAGTACGCACCACCGAGAACGCTGTACAGATCCCAATAGAACAGACCAGCACCAGAACCGCCACCCCAAGCACCGCCGACTAAGCATACTCGCTTATTCTTATGGTATTCAATCCATGAGTAAGACTTATAACTGTCTTTATCACTGTCTTTTAAACCTACAGGTAAACTTAACCCTGGGTGGTTTTCATTTGCTACCATTGATGATACCCAACCTAATATGTATTTATCTTTATTCTTTCCAGATGTAACAAATAGATCATAATCTTTGTTGTTGTGTGAAACATGGACTCCTTGATCATCTGCATAGATACCGTCTAGAAATTGCCATACGTTACCAAATAGGTTTTCTATCCCACGATATACAAACGCACCTGTCGATATGTCATAGCCTGTTTGAACACCTTCCAACATACATGTCCCACTTGGAACTTGTCCTTCATCCCACGAACGATTTACAACACCTTTTAAAACCGCTTTAGAATCTGCTGTTGCAAATTCAATTTTGAATAACTCAACAAGGTATCCATATCGATATGCATTTAAAAGTCTATATCCTTCATGTCTTGCTAAATCTCTGAATTGATCGATCGTTCTATTGACGTAGTGTTTTAGTCCTTTCTTGGATGTGACAATTCCTTCGTCATTTGTAGCTGCATATTTAGAGATGTAGAAGCAATCTAATTCTTTGCCGTTTTCATCAATAAACGCCTTTGGAAGCTTGTATCCGTCTAATTGTTTAATCGAAACAGACACGCTGCCATTTTCTTGCTTGATGTAGGCCTTAGGAACTTGGATGAATACATTTCCTTTTTGGTCTTTTATTTCTTTAAATTGGAATGGTTTAGCTTTGTCAAAGTCGCTTGTGTATGTGACACTTGCAGCTTCTGACTCATTCTTTGTTACTTCCATGCCAATTGAGTTTAGAATACGTTTGATGTTCGCAGGTTCTCCTGTGATACCGTATTCTTCTTCTCCAGCATTTTTAGGGCTTTCTTTTACTACGCTTGATTCTTTTGATAATTCAGTTAATGCTTGATTGATTTTCTTTTGTGCTTCTTCAAGAATCTTTCTAATATCTTTACTCACTCCAGACATCCCCTTTCTTATTGTCTAGTTCATCGACTAGTTTCAATTCTTCTTCTGTCCACGTGCCTTCCATTTTTTCAATTCCACGAGCTTTGCTGTATTCTAGACGTTTTTTATCCTTGACTAGAATAACACCAACTCCAAACACATCGATGATCCCAAAACCTTGTGCCTTTAATTTGTCATTTAGATTCATGGTTTACCTTCTCGTAATGGTTTAAGATGTGTTTCAATTCATTTCCTAACGCTTTTTTTACTGCAGCAAGCTCTCTTAAAGCATCATCAATAACATCATACGCTATCTGCGCTTCGTCATTATCTTCATGAATAGTCAACAAGATGATGTTTTGCGCTTCTTCTAACGTCATATAATCTGGATCAAGTATGACCTTACCTGGGTCTTCTACTGATTCCATGTCGTTTAAATCAATATCAAATGGCATTGTTATTCTCCTTCTTCTAATTCTATATTCCCGTCCCAATCTAGCTTTTGGCCACATGTAGGGCAATATCTAAATTCTTCTGGTGTATTTGTGTACATCCATGTATTTTTACATAATGGACAATCAAATACTCCTGTGTCAGATTCTATATACGTCTGAACTACTAACTTTGGTGTTTGTTTTGAAATCGCAAGTTCTAACGCGTGTTTCACAAACGCTTTTCGTTCAATCCCAAGCGTTCTAAGATCTGTTAGAGCTTTAGCTTGTTTAAGTTGAACCATTACACTTTCTTCTACTTGTTTTAATGCTTCATTTAATAACATCTTCGCCACCTATATTTATGTCCCAAAATTCAACAGCGTATGTTATTGTGCTAAAGTATTTTGCGACTAATTCGGAAATTTCTTCTTCTGTGTAATGTTTTTTCTTTTCTAGCATGTGACTAAAAAGAACCGCATGCACAACTTCGTGAATATACGTAAGTCTCATTTTTTGTTTATTTTCTATTTCTCCTACTAGTATTTCGTAGGTATCAAAATTACAAATCCCGTAGTAATCTGCATTTGGCGTCGAAAGTCTACTATCTCTTAGATTAATTATTTTAACAGACCACGTTTGATTGTTGATCATCATTATAAATCCGTCACATTTAAACATCGCTATTCATCCGCCTTTTCTTCTTGTGGACGTTCTCTGATGTCCCATTGTTCGTTGATGTAGTCGATGAGTTCTTGTTCCGTGAAACCTAACTCTATCAATACTTTTTGATTTTCTTTATCAAACCCACACCATTGGCCGTTTAAATCAACTTGTTCACTTCTGGTATCACTACCCATTTTATTTCTTTTAAACGCAATTCCTAAGACAAAATCTTTGTTTGCCTTAATTGTTTTTTTAAATTCGTCGGTTCTTTTTTTTAAGTCGTTAAGTGTTTGTCTTTGTTCTTTGATGTCTTTAATAAGTGTTTTCTTCATTTTGCCATTTTCGTATTGGCTGATGATAAACTCTTTATACTCGTCTAAATTTACTAATACTTTACTTTGGTCTTCCATGTTTTTAATCTCCCTTTTTAGATTGCTCTTTTATTTTTGATTTAGATACGACGCTAGCCGTTCCTACGCAATGATGATTCAAATATTTTTGCGCTTTCGATTCACTTTCAAATGTTCTAGCTTCTTCGATGTTTTCCGTATCAAACTTACTGTTCTTTAGGAACGTCATCTCGTTTATCTGGATAACATACTCCATTTTGAATCTCCCTTCTTAGTTTAACAAGATCTGTGTATTTTGCCTTAGCTTCTTCATATGCCTTTTTTGCTTCTTCTATCATCTGATCAAGTAGTGTCATTCAATCAACTTTAATTTATCGTTTTGCAGCATGAGTTGGTTTTTTACTTTAATTTTAACCGACCCGTTGTATAAGTCGATAAAATCCCTCATAACAAACTCTCTATTGCTTTCTGATAGTTCAGCTAGTCGTGACTCAATCTTTCTTGCACACTCTGCTGTGAAAGGCTTTAATGATTGATAGAAGCGGTCTGAATTATACCTTAAACCATGTTTTCGAATCCCTTTTAATACTTCTTCCCATTCTTCTTGGGCGCTCGGTTCTTGTTCTAGTAATTGTTGCTCATAATACGCAAGTATAGCTGTTGGACTATTTGGCGCAAATACGTTACTGATACAATACTTTGTGATCACTTTTTCGAAGCTGTCTTCCGGTATGCTTGATAATGCATTTTGCCATACTTGATATTTCAACTTTTCAGTTTCAGTATCCGGAAGGATATTAAATTCGAAATTGTTATAATAAACAGTTAACATGACCATGCCTTTATTAAATGCAGCTTTAGTCATTGAACGCACCTTCTTTCATAGCTCGAGTTAACATATCATCTGTGCGCTTGTCTTTCTCTTGCGTTTTTGATAGTTTTTTATGCTCGCCTTTTAAATCGTAAACGTCTTTCCAATTATTGAGAATACTTTGTTCTAACATCTGGATAGAAATATCAATGTCATAACCGTTAAGTTTGTTGATCATCATCTTAATAGCTCGTTCAGTCATTGCACCGTTTTTAAGAGATTTTCTCATCTTCATGAAATCGATAAATGTTTTATTAAGTTCTAGATTTTCGAAATAGACAACAGGCTCTTTTTTAGTCTTTATATCTTTTTCTTTCTCTATCTCTATATCTATCTCTTTCTCTATCTCTTTCTCTATCTCCGTTTCATGTAACGTTTCAGTAACGTTTCTATGTATTAATTGTGCTTGCTTTTGTCTCTCTCTAAATGCTTTAACTCGTTGTGTTGATGATGATTCTCCTAACATTTTTTGAGTTTCTTTTAGGTACAATGTCTTATCGTCGAATAACTCCATAAGTTTGAGTTCTTGAAACACCTTTATAGCGCTTCTCACAATGTCAATATTTGTGTTAGTGATTGTCGCAAGCATTGAGTCGTTGTATGGAATCATTTCGTTGAACCTTAGCATACCTTCGTGATCTATACTTTCAACAAGAAGTTTTAGATAGAATAACACATAATCTTTCCCATTAGGCATACTTTCTACAATTTGAATGTCGTGACGTTTGAAGAAGTTTCGATCAAGTTTTAACCAGAAGTATTTTTTTGTTTGACCTGTCATCGTTACTTCTCCTTCCTTTTTAATTCGTCTTTACTAATACGGACTGTTCGTCCCAATCTGATAACTTGAATTTCACCATTTTTAATCCAACGTCTGACTGTTAGCGGCTTAACTCCCATGATTTGTGCAAACTCTTCTACTGTATATACGGGCTTGTCATTCATAACATTACCCCCTTTCTTGATTTCATTATACACACTATTAATATCTTTTGCAATACTTTTATTATCTTTTATAAAAAAAAAGCGGCACTACTTAAAATGCCGCTTATCAATTTAGAATGGTAAATCTTCTTCTTGTGTGTTTGGAACTTTTTCTTCTTGAAACTCTGGATCAGGTTGATAACCGCTATTATCTTCTTCTTTCTTCTTTGTGTCCAAGAATGTTATCTGATCACACACAACTTCCGTCACGTACTTTGAATTGCCCTTATCATCTTCGTAACTTCTTGTTTGTATCCTACCTTCAATCCCGACCAGCGAACCTTTATCGCAATATTTGACTAAGTTTTCGGCTTGTTTTCTCCAAACCACACATTGTATGAAGTCGGCTTCTCTTTCGCCAGATTCATTCGAGAACGGTCTATTTACTGCAACAGTAAACGCTGCAACTGATATTCCGCTTTGTGTTGATTTCAATTCTGGAGTTTTTGTAAGTCTCCCAACTAGTATTGATCTATTCATTTTGTATCCCTTCCGCCGTTTGTGGCTCGTTTATGAATTTCTTATCGTCTAAGATTTTAAATGCTCTTAGAATGGTGTTTACTTCTTCTTATGTAAACTGATATGTATTTGTGTTGTTTAAATGAATATCTGCTCTAACCTTTATTTTGTACATATCGTTTTTCTTTTCGAATACCACCGTTGTGTCGATGTTTTTATATATTTCTACCATGATGAGTCCTTTCTGAATTTTAGTGTTGATTCATCTAAATTTGGATATTTACTCCTTAAGTATGATTTTGTGATTAGCGCTATCGGCTCACTATGTTTTTTTAGTCCATTGTCTAACCTCATATGGCACTCAACACATAGCATAGCGAGGTTTTCTTTAACGCCTAAACCACCATGTGACCTGTTATAAAATATGTGAGCGCATTGTAAGCCATGTGAAGCGCCACAGACAATACATCTGTGACGATCTCTCCGCATAACTTCTTCTCTTACCTTAATGGTAATTTTAGTTGCTTCTGTTCTTTTCATCGATATGTTTCTTCTAGCATTTGAATCTCATGATCAACGATTCCATACTCCGCAGCATAATCTTTGACAGCTTCGATAAGTTCGTTCATTTCCTTCGTGTTATACTTGCTAGATCCGATGTAACATTTATAAGCAATGAGTGTTCTTCCTTTTTGTGTTGTCAAACTATTTGGAAGCTCTTCGACGTATCTAAAGTGTTCGTCAAGGATATGTTTTGCTTTTTTTTCAGCTGCTACGATTTCATATTTAACATTTGCGCGTCTTAGTAAGTCCTTGTACACGTTCCATATGTCGTCTTCTCGATGTGATCCGTTTACTTCATCGGATACCTTTTCGATGATTGCCCATAACAATTTATTTTGTTTTACACTTCTTGATTCTTTATGCTGTTTGATTGTAACTTCATACATCTCAACGCGTTCAATTTCTTGCATTAGTTTTTGAATGTGGTACTCTGATAAGTCGGTCTCAATAACAATTGATCTGCCTTCCCTGGATATTTTATTCGAAACAATTTTCATGTTAGGATACCTTCTTTTATATATCTGCTGCTTATGTGAAGCTTCACTAGCTCACTCGAACTTTTTTTGTTTTCATCAAAGAATGCTTGCGCCTTTTGGAATGTTAAATGATTTTCCATTGATTTGACTTCGTACGCATATTCTCCTGATGATAACTTAGAAATAATGTCATCCATAATTCTATCTGCGTCATGATTGAACTCAATAGCATACAAATCATATCCCTTAGCTTGAATCCCGTCTAACGTAAACGTGTCGGTCGCATGAAATATTTTGTAGTCTTTTGGTTTATTGATGATTCTCCACCCAACATTTGGCACGTCGTGATACAGTTTGAAAGGGCTGATGATGTAATCTCCAAACGAATATGCTTTGCCTTCGTTAAATACAACATAGTTAGGAATATCGAGTTTTAGAAACAGGTCTTCTAGATGTTCTGGAACTCCCCATAACAAGCTAGGTCTGTTCTTGGCTAATGATTTCATCGTGGTGGTTTTAAAGTGATCGCCATGTCTATGCGTTAGCAATACCAAACGGATATTATCTTCAACCGGTTTTAATGTTTGGTAGTTAACGCCACAATCTACCATGATTTCGTCAAAATAAACTATGGCGTTGCCTTTACTCGAACTACCTAATATGTGGATATTAGATGTCATCTAGTGATTTTTTCTTTTTTTGTACCGGTTGAACTTCTACTTCGCCTGTTGTTGGGTCTACTTGAACGGTTGTTTCTACGACGCTACCGGTTGGCTTGTTGTTCATGTTTTGCCACGCTTCGTCTTCGTCAATCAATCCGCCTACATCTTCTACAAACGCTTCTCTTAATGCTCTAACTAATGCGACTTTTTCAACCATTGTAGCAGGTCTATTTGCCCAATTTGTGTTAGGTTTCCCGTCTCCTTTAGTTTGTATAGCTTCTTTTAGCGATACAGCAGTTTCAACAGGGTAATCCCAACCCTTGCGGTACACTCTAGCCCAGCCGCCAACTAATGTTTCGCCTTCTATGACTAAAGCGCCGTTACGATATTCAATCTTTCCGTCTTCTGTCTTCACGATGACACCTTGTTGTCTCCCATTGAAGCTCTTATGTGTGACAGCGCGTTTAACGATAGCGTCCTTACCAACTACGATTTGTGCAGCACTTGTGTCGCTGTACTTGATCAGATGAACTTCTTTTAAAAATGGATTCAACTTGCGAGCGATACAAAGCTCAACAAACAACTTATATTCGCTTTCTGTGATTTCTTGGCCACCTGTAATGAATCTTTTAACGATCGTTGGCGACAACTTGATTTCGTGTCCGTCAATTTCATATTTAACAGGCGCAATTTGTTCTTCTAATGCTTCTGCATTTAATCTTTTGATATCATCTTTATTCATATTTAATACCTTCTGCTTTCATATATTCTCTCAATTTTACAAGTTGAGTTCTTGTAGCTGTTACTGTGAATTCTACCGTGATGTCTTCTTCGACTTCGACAACCTTTTCAACAGGTTTGATTGTTGGTTGAACAATCGGTTCTGGTTTAGGTTGAGCTGCAATTTGTTCTTGTTGTAACTCTCTGTTCAACTCAATGCGGCTTTTTTGTAGATCCTTACTCAAACGATACTTAGCGAGTAATCTCGTTTGGTTGACATCAGAGTTGATTTCTTCTATGTCTAATAGCACTTTATCAACAAACGCTTTAATTTCGTCTTTAAGCTTGTTTTCGCTTGCGGATAAGGTAATATTAAGGTTGACATCTTCAAACGCTACAAAATCGATATTTTCATGCAATGCTTTGAATTCATCGAAGTGTTTGCGGAGTCTATCTTCCTTTTGTTTCTTTTCTTGGTTTTCTTGCTGCTTAACTTGCGTGTCCAAAGTTTCTACAGCGTCTTTAATCAATGTCGTAATTTCTTTGACTTGGTTTTCGAATAGTTCAAGTGGTTTGATGAAATCTGATTTAATACGAATGCGTTCATCATTTAAATTCTTTGATACTTTGTTGAGTTCTGCTTTCTTTGATTTGATCTCACTCTTGTTATCATCTGTTAGCTGCAAACCTTTGTACGATTCAAGGGTTGCCTTTACTTCGCTTTTCAATTCTTCATAGTTGTTGAATTGAATACTTCCTTCTTTTTGTACAACTTGTACGGTTAAATCGTTTTTAATAACTGCGTTTTCCATGTCTATTTTTATCCTTTCTTAGACTTGTCTTTTGTATTTGTCAGCTGTGTAGTTGACATCTTCCACTTTTCCATTAAGCGGTAACTTCATTTGATTTTGCGGTGGGTTATCGTAACGGTGTTTAATGTCCGTGATATATCCATACAACCAATTGACTTGTTCTGGATCATTAGCTATCATACGTTCGATTGCACCTTTGACTCTACTCTTAAGCATGCCATTCGCATTCTTACGCTCTTCTTCCGTTGGAATATAGTATCCTTTGTTGTTTGCTGCAATGATTGTATATCCTGGCTTATAAACTGTAATATTGCTAATTGATTGTCTAACTTTTCGTTCTGACATATTAGCTCTAACTGCGAGATCCTTCATGTGTATTGCGTTTTGCTCGCCTAAACAATTTTCTTTTAAGAATGTATAGATATTCCACTCTTCTGTTGTGAGTCTATTCTTGACTATTCTCATACGTTTCAATGTCCTTTCTCATTTCTTGAACGAATGCTGAACGCGTCATTCCTAACATGCGCGCCATTTTCCCAATTTCCTTATATGCCCACTTTCGTGAACCGACTAATTTTCTATGCAGCGAGTTTCTGTGTATGCCGAGATGTTTTGCTGCTTGAACTACCGTGATTCCTTGTTCTTTCATTTTGGCCTTGATCATTCATTCCCACCACCTTCCAGCCTAATAATTTGTACATGAACACTTGGTTACATGTCTGTAGGTCTTTAACTTCTACGGTATCTTTCAATGCGCCATTGTTAGGGTCTAATATTTTGTATGTCATTTGTCCACCAACGCCATATATTCTCTAACACTGTTTGCGTTTCTTGGGTCTTTACCTTCTTGTTTACACCAACTCATGAACACGTCCCAATCGTTTGGATCTACTTCTTCGTGACATGTCTTGTTGTCGTCTTGTGGGTCTAACCAGCAATCATCCCCAAAGTATGTTGTTGTGTACATGTCATCGCTAAATACTACAGTCCCTAAATCGTCCTTATAAACTCTCATTTGTCGTTTCTCCTTTTTGATTTGTACCTTCATTATATAGTATCGGTTGCATTTTGTCAACACTTTTGGTTGCATTTTATTTTTATATTTTTACAATAAAAAAAGCGCCTATTCTTTAGACGCTTGTTCTGGTTTAGTTTCTTCTGGGTTTACTACTTCGATAACTTCATCTTTTAATTTGACTTCTTGATTAACCTTTACGAGTTTGTGACTACCTGTTTTATAATCAATATAAGAGTCATACAAAGTCTTTTTTAAGATAACCTTTTTAGGTAAGTCAAACCTTAATTTAAATGTGTAGGGCACAAACGACATCACAAACGTTAACATGAGTCCTATACCAATAATAAGTACACTCACTAAAGCTTCTCCTAGACCTGTCGTGTTGAATGCCATATTAATGGTTAAACCACCAAACATGACACCAGAAACGATTTTCATGATCCTAGCTTTAGCTCTACCTTTGTTTCTATTAAATGACGCCCTATAGTTGATTTTACCGTCTCTTGTCAATTCATAGAACAGAGGGAGATTAAATCCATACACATTATGTTGTATTGGTTTTAGCTTTTTAAATTTTTTTAATTCTTTATCGGTTAGATCTTCGATTTTCTTATCTCCGACAGAGAATAAAAAATCTTCTTGCATTCTAAGTAATTCTGCTTTGTTTAGCTTCTTAATAAATACTCTAAAATCATCCATTTCGTTGTTGACGCTTCCGATGATTTTATTATTTAATTTATCTGCAAGTTCGAATTCTTCACTCGATAGACCGTTCGATATACCGGAATCAATCGCTCCAGATTGAACCGTAATATTTAAAAAGATAATAAATGCAAGGTTTGTCCATGTATCCCATGAGTTTAATACTGATTCGATTGAACCGTCAAACGTTAATGTTTTATAAGCAAAGTACCCTAAAATTGCAAGCGAAGTAACAATCCATACTGAATATTTATATACATTATCTAGTAGTTTATTCATTCAGCGCCGCCTTTAGAAGAGCTGTTAAATCGTTTGTCTTCTTTTCTTTTTCTGTTTTAGTTATCTTCCCATGCGCGAACGTGTATTCAATACAATAAATACCCCATGACACAGTAGCAACAATAAATACCCCTAACAGATTAGACACAATCGTATCAATGATATATAAGACAAGTGTCCCTGTAGATAGTGCAATTAAAGCTGATATTCTAGGATATGTCTTCATGATATCCATTTTACCCATAACAACTAATGCGACGATCAGAACCCCTAAGGCGGATATAAAGAACGCCACAGGGATTTTATAACTTTGTTGTTTCTCAATAAGTTTAAGATTAACAAGCTCCATGACGCCTTCTTTGTTTTCGGTATAGTCATAATATGTGTACCCAACGCGTATGATATCCCCAGATTCAATCACTGCCCCAATCATGCCATTAAATAATACGGTGTACCCACCTTCAAACGTTGTTGTTTCGTTCGAGTAAATAAAGTAAGTGTCTTCTTCAATGTAATTAATAACTTGGATGTCTTCTATCTTTGCGTTGATCGTCACATCTGGTGTGACACTAAATAGAACAGCATTCAAAAATAAATAAATTGGAAGCGGTAGCGATAGAGTTAATATTCTTAGGATTTTACTTTTCATTCAACACACCTTCTATCAGAGCCTTAACAGTTTCGTCGATTAAAGGGTTCGATAGTTTGGCGGACAAATCTGTCTCTAGCAGCTTATTGGTTTGATCTTGTTTCGTTATCAACATTTGAACTAACGATTTAATGTCTTGGTTTTCCTTGCTAAGTCGCGCATATTCTCTAGTTAGCGTCAAAAACTTCTCTAGGGCCATGTTTGTGGTGTCCTTGACTTCTATATCGTGTTTAGCCATTAAGTGCTTTAAATAGAGCCCAGCGCTACCTAGAAGTGTTGTAGTACCACCACCAATTAAGATAAAGTGAATATCTAATCCTTGTAAAACTTGATATTCCGCAGGAAGCGCGGCATATGTTGCACTAGCTAGTGCGAATATTAAGTTTGCGTAAATAAATACATTGAATAGTCCGCTGATTAATTTTTTCATCTTGTGATCCACTCCCTTATATTTTTTTCGAAGACGGTTTCTAGCTTGTCTAATCTTTCACGCAATGATTTGTTTTCATCGAGTGTTTTTCTGACTTCGCCTTCGAGTCTTTGATTTTCTTTTTTTAGTTCTGATGATTCTTTTTCTAATACATCCAATCTCTTACTAGCGTCAGCTTTGGTTTGATCGATGAGTTCTGCGAGCGTTACTCCGTTAACTTTAACTTGACCTAAAGGAATGTATCCGAAATCTTCTATGCCAGGGCCTGTCTTAACTAAAACATCGTGAACCTTAGCTCTTGCTTTCGATTGTGTCATTTTTATTCTCCTTTTTAAAGTCTTCTCTGTATATGAATCTATAAATAATTGGCGCAAATATAACAATGATGATTTTCTCTGGAGTGAATGGCATATATAGGAACGCTAAATAAGCCCTTGCAGCCCATGAAATCCACCCAATGTTCATGAAGGCCAATACATACCATATACCATTAGTTAAAACCCATATGCTTAAAACGATTGGAAACATCTTCCATGTAAGATATGGTTTTGTCCAACTCCATATTCTAGCTAATTGCCGTAATACGTATTGGATTGTTCTTTGCATAAGTCCACGTAGGATCTATAAGCTAAGTATTCTGGGTCTTGTGCATTTAGAATGCCTTTGTTGATGAGTGCAAATTCAGCGTCTTGGGTGTATCTCAATCTAATAAGCGCAGAAATCATCTCGTCGCGTCTTGTAATTGACGTTGTGATGTGTGTCAATTCAGACTCATACACTGTCACTTCTTCGCCGTCCATGATTTTTTGTTTTGGTGTGACGTTCTCATTCCCGATGAGTTCATAAATTGTACCGCTTAGATGTCTGATAGCTGTATCATCTGGTACTTGCGTTGATTCTTGTTTAATCTTTCTAATTTCCATGTCTGATAAACTCCTTCATAAGTTTTATGTTTTTAAAATACTTCTTATACAAAATGTAAGAATCCGAATGTATGAGCCAACCTAAATAACTCATCATGCTGCATGCTAAATGTTTTGTTGGTTGTCTTTCGAATCTTAAATACCTTTTCCTCATCCTTGCCGTAATCCTTTTACGGACATACGTCTTATCGCGTTTGAATACATATCCAACGAAGTCAAGCGGACGTTTGTCTATATTGAACACCTGCCAATTCTCTTTGATTGTTAAACTTTCGTTTTCTAAGAATTTCTCAATGAGTATTTTATCTTTGCGTAATTTCTTTTTGTTGCTTCCGAAAACGACCATGTCATCCATATATCTTACGTAATAGGTTGCTCCTAAAGTTTGTTTAATGTAATGATCTAAATCCTGTAAATAGAAATTTGCAAACCATTGTGATGTGTAGTTGCCAATAGGTATTCCCTGATGATGACTATCAATAATGATATCTAATAACCACAATATATCTGGGTCTTTAATAACCCTTCTAAATTTCGATTTTAACGTTTCTTTGTTGATGTTTGGATAATACTTCTTAATATCAATCTTAAGAGCGTATCGCGTGTTTGCGTGGTCTGTGCGTATCCATTTCTCTGTGGCCTTCTTTGCGTATAGCGTGCCACGACTTGGAATCGAAGCACAATTCCATTTGTACATACCGCGTACAACTTGAGGTTTGATGATGTTCATTAAACACCAATGAATCACTTGATCAGGAAAGAACTTAGGTTTATAAATAATTCGCTCTTTCTTACTCGCTCCGTCTATTAGGACTGATTCCCAATATGGATTAGGGATATACGTTTTATTTTTAAGGATGTCATGTATAAGGCCGATAGCCTTGTCTAAGTTTTCAAAAACTTTTATGACTCCACGCTTATGCCTTTTGCCTTGACTTGCTGACATGATAGCTTGGCGTATGTTATCTTTTTCGTATATTTTGTGATAGATGTTTCCTACTCTTTTCATAAGTAACCTTTCTGTGGCAATAATAGTGTTTCGAGTACCCTACTAAACTATTCCCTTAATAGCCATTTTTTACCAAGTGGTAAGGATTGTGCAGTGCTTGACCATAGAAAGCCGAGCACCAATATTGAAGTTCGTATTACCGAGATCGTTGTTCAGATTCCAATAGAACAGACCAGCATTAGAACTGTTATTCCAATTACCGCCGACGAACTCAAACGAACACACGAAAACTGCACCGCACAACCCCTTAAAACCTTATATTCTCATTGGGGGAAGACCCCCATTGAAACCCCCTTAAGGGCGATACGAAAGCCGAGCACCAATAACGAAGTACGTATCACCGAGATCGTCGCTCAGAGTCCAAAAGAACAGACCAGCATGAGAACTGTGAACCCAAAAACCGCCGACGAATACCGTTCTATCTCCAGAGTTTTGGTAATAATAATCTCTAAAGAATAAACCGCTGCTCGCCTGAACGCTGATTGGGAGCTTCGCATATGGATAATTTGCGTCATATCCTAAGTCTTGCGCGTAGTTGTTTGCGTTAGCATTAAGATATCCAAGTGGTAAGTAAGGCTCTGCATATACACCAGCTACAGAAGCTGTGTCATTGTAGTCTTTCGGATTATCCGCAACATATCCACGCCAATTCGAAATCTTAACCCCG